AAGCGCGCCTACATCCTCGCCGACAACCAACTGCCGCAGCTCGCCGGGTGGGACCTGGACGTGCTCAAGGTCGAGCTCGGCGAGCTCAACGAGCTTGACTTCGATCTCGGGCTGACCGGATTCGAGCAACAGGCGATCGACGACTGGCTTGCGCCTCCCGAGGAAGAGAAGGCCAGAGAGCTCGCCGACGCCGATGCGTTCGATGCCGTCAAGGATGTCCCGGTCACTCGCGGTGGTGACATCTGGTTGCTCGGGGCGCACCGTGTGCTGTGTGGTGACAGCTTCGATGAGGAATTGGTAGGCCGTCTTTTTAGCGACGCGAAGCAGGCGCAGTTGACGTTCACTGATCCTCCATACAACCTCGCTTACAATCAGCAGAAGGGGCATCCGACGTGGCGCCAGAAAGGCAGAACCATCGCGAACGATTCCATGGACCCGATTGCTTGGTCTGAGTTTTGTGTCAAGGTCACCGGGTTGGTCAAGACGCGGACGGCCGGGTGCGTCTACGTTTGTCATGCACCCAGCCCCGACGGGCGCGCCATGGCTGCAGCGCTTGACGGGGGGATGCACGCCTCGACTACGATTATCTGGGCGAAGGACGTGTTCGTGCTGGGCCGTGGCAAGTACCACAATCGGTACGAGCCGATCTGGTTCGGATGGGTCAGCGACGGCACGCGTTTCACCGACGACCGCACGCTCGACAACGTCTGGGAGATCTCGCGTCCCAGGGCGTCCGAGGAACACCCAACCATGAAGCCAACGGAGCTTTGTGGGCGTGCGATCAATCACGCCAGCGCTGCAGGGGACCTTGTCTTTGATCCATTCCTCGGCTCAGGCTCGACGCTCATGGCTGCCGAGATCCTGGGCCGTGCGTGCTACGGGATCGAGATCGAACCGCTGTACGTCGATGTCGTTGTGCGTCGCTGGCAGGAGAAAACGGGGATGTCAGCCACGCTCGAGGCTGGTGGTGCTACCTTCGACGCTGTCGCGCATGAGCGCGGCGAATAGATCCGGGCATGGTCCCGGGAAAAGGAGGGCGGCATGGCCGACCGAAAGAAGACGACGAAGAAGAAAGCCGTGCGCCGAAAGGCGACGAGCTCGCCGCGCAAGAAGGCTCCGCAGCGCCGGCAAAAACCCCCTTCGGTCAAGGGAAAGCGCGGAATGCCGGCGTTCGAACCGAGCGATCAACAACGCATCATGGTCGAGCTCTTGAAGGGTTGCGGGCTCACCCACATCGAGATCGCGGCCAACGTGCTCAACCCGCGAACCGGGAAGGGCATCGACCAAGACACGCTCGAGAAGTACTTCCGGCGTGAGCTCGACGAAGGGTTCGGCAAGACGAAGGCGAAGGTGCTCGGCTCTATGGTTCAGAAGGCCATGAGCAAAGACCACCCGAACGCGGCGCAGCTTGCGATGTTCATGGCGCGATGCCAGTACGGCTGGCGTCAGGAAGACAAGCTCAAGCACGAGCACTCCGGTACCGTCGCTGGCGTGTTGGTGGCACCGGCGACCATGACCGCAGAAGAGTGGGTCGCTGAGCAGGAAGCGAAGAACACGACACGCGAAGCTCCGGACGAATGAATCGGACTCGACGAAGAACGAAGCGCCACGATCTGACCCATGTTGCGTGTCCTCAGTGCGGAGCAAATCGCGGTCAGAAGTGTGGCGATTGGTTGCTCTCTAAGCGACCGGATTGGTACGGCAGTCAGTCTCGGTGGGTGGCCCGCTCGTACGCCTGCACTGAGCGGTGGGGAGTTGCGATCGAGGCACAGCGGTGAAATCATGGATCGTCCTAAATTAGTTCGGGAGTGGGTCGGTTTGCGTTGTCGCACCCTTGCACCTATTCGCAACGGCTTCGGCGAACTCGAAGCGGGCCGGCTTGTTGTGGTGTCTAGCCCGCACCGAGGCCGAGTGAACATCCATGTCGACACGTGCAGTGGTTGCGGTGTTGCTTGGTCTTGTTCAGGCGTGCGCCTCTCAGCCCTCGAACCGATAGAGCGAGTGGGGCCGCCGAAGCCACCAAGAAAGTCGTGACCGCCACGGCTTCGATCACGGCAGCCGAACAGGCCGAGTTCGAAGCGCGGCTCACCGTCGCGCGCGAAGAGCAAACCGAGCCGGTCGTTCGGTACGTCGGTGGCGCGCCCGTGATCTGGCTGCCGCAAGAAGGGAGCCAGCAGGACTTCCTTGCGTGCCCGTTGTTCGAAGTTCTCTACCACGGCAACCGCGGCGGCGGGAAGACCGACGCGTTGATCATGGCCTACGCCAACCACGTTGGCAAAGGCTACGGCCGCGCGTGGCGTGGCGTCATCTTCCGGCAGACCTACCCGCAGCTCGCCGACGTGCAGGCAAAGTCGGAGAAGTGGTTCCGCCTGATCTTCCCTGGAGCCAGGTTCAACCGATCCAAAATGGCGTGGGAGTTCGAAGGTGGCGAGGTGTTGCTGTTTCGCCACATGAGCAGGCCGGAGGACTACTGGAACTACCATGGCCACGAGCTCCCGTTCATCGGCTTCGAAGAGCTCACCAATTGGGCGTCGCCTGACTGCTACACCGTGATGTTTGCTTGCTGCCGGTCGAGCGACAAACGCGTGCCGCGCATCGTGCGCGCGACCACCAACCCATACGGCGTCGGGCACTCGTGGTGCAAGGAGCGGTGGCGACTCGCGGGCCAGTGGTGGAAGACGATCACGACCACCGACTCGAAGGACCTTGCCGGCAAATTCGAGCCGCCGCGCTGCGCGATCTTCGGTGACGTAGCCGAGAACAAGATCCTCAACGAAGCGGATCCGGATTACCTGGACCGCATCGCGGCTGCGGCCACGAACAAGAGCATGGCTGCGGCGTGGCTCAAGGGTTCGTGGGACATCGTCTCGGGGGGCATGTTCGGCGACGTGTGGAACCCGCAGCGCAACGTGGTTTCCCCGTTCGACGTCCCGAGCTCGTGGAAGCTGGACCGCTCGTTCGACTGGGGGAGCTCGCGTCCGTTCTCGGTTGGGTGGTGGGCTCAGTCTGACGGAACGGACTTGCAGCTCAGGGACGGCCGTTGGCTGTCGACCGTGCGCGGGGACCTGTTCCGTGTGGCCGAGTGGTACGGATTCACCGGCAAGGCCAACGAAGGGCTTCGGATGCTGGCGGTCGACATCGCTGCGGGCATCATCGAGCGGGAGATCGCGTGGGGCTGGCGGCGCGGTAGGCAGTGCAGGGTCCGCGCTGGTGTCGCCGACTCGTCGATTTTCGCGGTTGAGAATGGCGTCTCGATCGCCATGGATATGGAGAAGCCGGTCCGCGTGAACGGCGACATCTACCACGGCATCTCATGGGTGCCGGCCGACAAGAAGCCGGGCTCGAGGAAGAGCGGCTGGGAGATGCTGCGCAAGATGATGGGCGCGGCCACCCCCAAAGACGGTCCGCGCGAGGCTCCGGGGTTGTTCGTGGTGGGCGACCAGTGCGAGCAATTCTTGCGCACGGTGATCAGCCTTCCGCGCGACGAGAAGGACCTCGATGACGTCGACTGCTTCGTTGCTGGGACCATGATCTCGACGCCGTTTGGAGATCGGCGAATCGAGACGCTTAGAGAGGGCGAACTCGTGGACACCCCGATCGGCCCGCGAGCGGTGATGAGATCGCATCTTTCGGGGTTATCGCCAACGGTGCGCGTGTTGCTGAGCAACGGGCTGGTTCTTGAAGGGACCCCGAATCACGAGGTCTACGTGCATGGCGTTGGGCTGGTTTCGCTCTCGGCGTTATCGTGTGGCTTGATACTGACACCGGAGGATTATTGGTCGAGACGAGGAAGTTTCGCGGCGTCACTTTCCGGCGCTACCCTGGACGCCGCTACTTCGAGTGTGGGAGCTCGGATCGGGTGGGGGAGCAGACGCTCTTGCATCGGGCGGTGTGGTGTGTTTGGCGTGGCCCAATCCCAGAAGGGCATCACGTGCATCACAGAGACGGAGACCCGTCGAACAACCGGGTCGGGAATCTCGATATCATTCACAAGTCAGACCACGCGCGAATGCATCTCGAAGAGCGTCGAGAGTCGGTCCGGTCAGCTCAGAAGAAATGGGCGCAAAGCGCATCAGGGCAGGACACTCTCAGAGGCAACGCCGCCGCGATGCAACGTAGCGCTCCGGCGCGCGAATTTGCGTGCTCTGCTTGTGGCCGAGCTTGTCGAACGCGCCACTTGCGCAAGAAGTTCTGCAGCATCAAGTGCCAGGAGTCCGATGCGGGACGCTTCGTGGCGTGCGAGATCTGTGGTGATGACTTTCGGCAGAAGCCGCACAGCACGAAGCCGGTTCGGACGTGCGGCTATTCGTGTGGTTGGGCTCTCCGCCGACGCAACGCCGCGGCTTGTGTTCAACCTGACGGTTGAGCAGGCGGGGCTCTACGTGGCGTCGGGGGTTGTGTGTTCGAACACCGACGCCGAGGACCATATTGCAGACGAGACTCGTTATCGCGCTAGAATGGTTGGGGGTGGCGCGAAGAGCGGTCGAACCGTGGGCATGTTCTAGGACACGCGGGTAAGGTGTTGTCGATTCCGAGGAGCTCGAACCATGACCGCAGGCGTTGACACCAAGCATCCGCTCTTCGTCGCGAGAGAGCCTGATCTCAAGATCATGCGTGACGCGGTCGAAGGCGAACGGCAGATCAAGGAAGCCGGGACCGACTATCTCAAGCCAACGTCGGGCATGATCGAGGACGGCATTCTGGTCGGGCAACCAGGATGGGCGACGTACGACGCCTACCGATCGCGGTCGCGCTACCCGGATCTAGTGAGCGAAGCGGTCGAGTCGTTGCTTGGCGTCATGCACCGGAAGCCGCCGACCATCGAGCTCCCCGAGTCGATGGAACACATGCGGGAGCGGGTCACGATTCGCGGCGAGTCGATGGACATGCTCCTACGTCGAATCAACGAAGAGCAACTAACGACAGGACGCGTCGGCCTGATCGGCGACGTGATCGGGACAGGCGATCGCGAGGGCGAGCTCTACGTCGCGATGTATCACGGCGAGAAGCCCATCAATTGGGACGAAGGTGCGAGCGACGCCGACG